GGAATTCCCACCTCTGTAAAAGGTGCTACAAATGAAGATGTTCTTTGTAGTAATCTAACTCTTAAATCTTCGTCATCTTCCGCATCTTGCCCGTAATATAAGCCATTATAAGGTAAATAACAAATATCATCTACATCTATAATTGGAGATACTAAAGATACTTGAGATCCTCCAATCGAATTACCACTAACTCCAGCAACATCGGCATAAACAAACCCGTTTCCAAAAGTAGCTGTGGCTGTTATTGTTCCAGTTGCTGGAGTTGTTGGCGAACCGCTTACTTCATAAGTAAATTGAGTTTCACTAATAACTGTAATTGTTGAAGTTATATTATATTCACTTTGTCCAGCACCAGCAATTACAACTGATAATCCAGTTGACAAATTATGATTGCTTGATGTTGTGGCTGTTGCAATCGTTCCAACTCTAGTAATTGTGCAATTAATAGAGTTGCTTGAAATTGTGCTAGCTGTTTGTAATGTATATTGCGTATCATCTGATTTTTTAATCAAAGTCCCAGCTGGTATAATTGTTCCAGCGACTCCAGTAAAAACAATATAACCTTCTGATTTTACTGCTGGCTTTCTTGTTATGCCAAAAAACACGGGGACACTAGAACAAAGAAGATTAAATATTTTATTAAAACTTGCAGGAATTAATGCAACAACCAAAAAACAATTTGAAAATATTGCAAAGGTTTTGGGTTATAATATTGATGTAGAAACTGGCGTTGATACTTCAACATTTCCGATGACTTTTCCAATAATTTTAATGAGTCCAGCGGAAGCCCCCTTTATTATTGTGGTTACGCTTGATGCAAGTTTAAAACCAGCGGGATTTCCTTTAAAATTTCCGATATCGTTTACAAGCGATGTCCCAGATATTTTAAAGTGTCTTTTTAACAAACTCAAGCCTGCACATTGCAAGCTTTATTTTAGGTATAAATAATTATGGCAGATTTTATTACAACAAAAGCAAATGGTGATTCTTTAGATGCTAGCGAGTGGAATCAACTTGAAGAAATTGATAATGCGATTGATTCAAGCGGATTAACATTAAATACTGCAAAAAAAGACCAACTAAAAATAAGCATGGCAAGATATGCTAGCGGTGCTAATTTTTACACCGATGGCGGAAGTGCTAACGCTTATGTTTTAACCAGCATATCACATGGCGGAGGCAAAAGCTTTGCACCAGCTGGAGCGGGAGCGGTAAATTATTTTAATGGAATGAGTGTAAGATTTCGACCAGCAAATAATAACAGTGGTGCGTCAACAGTTAATGTTTCGGGTTTTGGTTCAAAAGATATAAGAAAATCAAATGGAACTTCTGCGTTAACTGGTGGCGAATTAACAACCGCAACCGATGTTATTTTACGATACGATTCAACTAATAGTTGTTTTATTATTCAAGAATATGCTAAAGCCACCACCACAACCCAAGGCGTGCAATATCTAAAATCAAACAAAAACGCAATAATTAACGGCGATTTTAACATTTGGCAAAGAGGAGGAACTTTCACTAGTGTCGGAGCTGGTGTTTATACTTCAGACAGATGGCAGTATGGCAAAAACGGTGCAATGGTTCATGATATAACTTTATCGAGCGATGTTCCTACAGTAGCCCAAGCGGGTAGGCTTATAAGATATTCGTTAAAAATCGATTGCCAAACTGTCGATGCTTCTATTGCCTCTTCGGAGTATGCAATGTTATCTCAAAATATTGAAGGTTATAATTTTATTCCTTTAGCACAAAAAACAATGACTTTATCGTTTTGGGTAAAAGCAACAAAAACTGGAATTTATTCTGTTTCATTTAGAAACGGTGGTCCTGATAGGTCTTATGTTGCAGAATATACTGTTAATGTTTCAAATACTTGGGAATTTAAAACATTAACCATTTTACCAAGTCCCGCAAGTGGTTCTTGGGATTATACAAATTCTCGAGGGCTTTCTGTCGATTTTACTTTAGCCGTAGGAAGCACATTTCAAACGACCAAAGACGCTTGGCAAACAGGCAATTTTCTTGGAACATCGAATCAAGTAAATGCTTGTGATTCTACATCAAATGATTTTTTAATTACAAGTGTTCAACTTGAAGAAGGTGATGTCGCAACGCCGTTTGAAAATAGAACTTTTGCTGATGAGTTAAGATTGTGCCAAAGATATTACGAAAAAACTTATAACCAATCAGCAGTCGCAGGAGCATTAACTTTTATTGGATCAAGAGCCTTTTCCAGTCAAAATGGTCAACAGAATTTATGTCCAGTTTATTTTAAAGTCACAAAACGAGCAAATCCGACAATTACCTTGTTTAGTCCAATAACTGGAGTTGCGGGTAAAATTTCAACTGGAGTTATAGATATTGATGGAACTGCGTATAATCCTGCTGAGGATGGGTTTTATGTTGGTCCAACAACAACAACTACACTCACAAATTTATTTTTTCCTTAACTGCAAAGATAAATTTTAAAAGCTCTTTAAACCCTTTAAATAGTAATTTTAAAAAATAAAAACCAATTGCAAATTTAGCAATAATAGCAAAAATTGCGGGGTCGGTTAATTGTTTAATTTGTTCAAAAAAAAGTCTAAAGTCCATTTTTTAAAGCTTGAAATTTTTGATCGATATATTCTTTAATTCTTGTTTCCGATGCATTAATCTCATTTTTAACAAAAATCCCCATATTTTCTTTATTTTCATAATCTTTGAGTTTGATAATTTTCTTTCTATTCTCGATTGCTAAATAAATAAAAAAAGAAACAAACAACATTGAAAATTCTGGTGCTTGCTTCATTAAGTTAAATATGGTAATAAAATCAATCATCGTTTCTTATATTTTGATTTACCAAATAATCTAACTGCAATATACATTGCGTAGCGTTTAAATTTGCTAACTCCTAAGCATTCAAGCCCTTGTAAAAAAGCCATGTCAGCGTCCGCTCTAGTAATGTGTGCGGGGGACTGTTTTGAATACAAAAAGTCATGAACAACGGCAATTTCAATTCCTTTGCCCGTTTCGCTTTGAAATGGTTTAAATAACTTAGGCGTTGAAAAACCATCAGTATTAAAGCCAGCGGGAACGATAATAGTATTTTCTTTACCTAAATATTCAAAAATGTAAATAAAATCTTCTTGCAAAAAGAATCTTCCATCTACAATTTCGACTTTTAAATGTTTTTGAATTTTACATTCCATAATTATTCAAATTTAATTGCTTCGACTTCCTCAACACTTTTACAAGCATTGATTTGGATTTCTTTTATTTTAAGAAGTTTATTGTTGTTGATTTCTCTATTTTGAATATGATCGGCTATAGAAAATGCAACAGGAAAGATATTAACTACGCCAGCTTGTTCTTTGCCATCTTTAACAATAGTCGTAGAATATGGAACGATTTTTTGTTTTATGCAATTGTCATAATTTGTTTTTTCGCTTGCGTAATCAGTGCCAGTTTTTTTAGCAAGATTAATGCAACTCACATAATCCATTGTGCATTTATTTAATACGCTTTCAGGCGTTAAATTGCTGTTTGGAATTGAATCAACATACCAGTAAAACTTAACTTCAGCTCCAATTTTAGAGCCGTCTATAATTTCAGGGGCTGTATGAGATGTATATTTCTCTGTTTTTTTAGCTAAAATAAATGCTTCGAGTTGAGCAAGTTTAGTGTCTTTAGCGTCTTGCAATTCAATAGCGGGTATTAATGCCTCAATTTCACTCCATTTTGGTTTTGGAAATTTTGTATTTTCCCAAATAAGACAATCAGCAGGACTAACTTGATTTTCCAGATAACTATAACCACCTTCAATTAAAGGATAGATTTTTTTTATAGCTTTAAAAATTGTGTTAAAATTCATATTATAAATATTCTTTAATTGTTATTGATGAATAAAAAGCTCCATTAAATCTTGCTCCGCTTGATATTCCGTTAAAATATGTAGTTGACGCACCTGAACCACCACATCTAACAGAATAATCAACGGCACTTGTAGAAGATAAAGTATCAACATATTTTAAAGTTGTTTGCTGTCCTCCATCTGCCACAGATGACAAACAAAATCCTACGGTTAAAGCATTCGCATTCCCACTTTTAAATAAAGCATTTAAGTTTGCAACATTTCCAACAGAAATTGCAACAAACATATTGCAATCAATTTCAATTTTTGAGAAAGCTTTTATTGGAACAAAATTAGTAGTCATAAATTCTGTGCCTTCAGTATTTTGTGGCGTTGTGTTATCGAAAGGAATTGTCGTTGTGCCTGAAGCAAAATTTGGATTTCTGTAGTGATGCAATTGACCATAACTTGTTCTAATCGAATATTGATTCTGATCTATATTACCACTTGCATCAGTTCTTATTCTACCAATCCAAGCAACTAAGGTATAACCTGACGGAACCGTTGGAGCTGTGCGGGAAGTTGAATAAAGAATATCACTTGTGTTGTCGCTATTTTTTACAATTTGAAAAATGTTATACCAAGTTGAGTTTTCTCTAGCCTTAGTGTCTAATCCGTTTTGAATTGTGCCAGCAGTCCAAGAGCCACTTGATTGCAAAGTTTTAGTAATTGCTTGGCAAACTAATTGACCGTTTCCGTTATCATAATTAACAACGCCTGCACCAATATCTATTTGAGTATTGGGATTTGTAGTATTATTGGCAATGGTGATTGGGTTTGCTAGATAAGAAACGCCTTGGTTGGTGGTGGTGGCTATGTCAAGACTAGCAAAACTTGGTAATGAACTTGCTCCATTTGATTTTAAATATTGACCACTAGTCCCTGCACCAGCATTTTGTAAAGATCCATTAGCCGTTGTTCCTGCACACACTACGCCATAAGCCGTTGTTAAAGTTGTTAAACCCGTTCCTCCTTGAGGGACGGTAACCGCAGTATTGTCAGTTAAAATTGTTGCATTGGCATTAGGTAAAGTGTAAGTTTTTTCTGTGCTTGCGGGACCAGTAAATTTTGTAAATCCATTTCCCGTGCCTCCAAAAGTTGAGGTAATAATTTGTGATAATGCTGCAGATCCATCAAAGTTATTACCATAAATTGATCTTGCAGTTTGTAAAGTAGTTGCTGTTCCTGCATTACCAGTTATATTCGTTTGGTCTCCAGTATTAGTTCCTGAAATTGTTGCGGTGCTAGATACGGTTAAATTACCAGATAAATCAATAGTTCTATCTACATCATTAATTTTTAAATTTAATGTGCGTGATGCACTAAGAGTTTCATTTGGTTTTATAGTAAGTGCATTTGAAGTTGCACCTTTAACCACTAAACCACTTTGATTTAATGAGATAGAAGTTATATCTGTGTTTGCTCCTGCTTCTGCTAAAGTATAGCTTTTATCCTGAAAAGTGTATATTCTATTTGCGGTATTAGTATGTGTAGAATATGTAGTATAATAACCACCATCATTTTTGTATTTAATATTTCCGTTGCTATCAGCAAATAAAGCTGAAAATGCAGATGGAGGAGACGCGTCAGCAGATTGATGTTTTAAATCAATATGTCCATTACCAGCTGTTCCGTTTACTTGGAGTGCAAAAGCATCAACTTTACCGCTTACAATCAAATTATCTGTTGTTTTATCATATGTTAAACCAGCATCTCCACCTATACTTCCACTATCATTAAATTGAACTTGTGTATTTGTTCCAGCAGCACTTGCGGTTATTGACAAATTACCAGATCCTAAAATTGAAGTTGAATTTATTGTTTTGATATTTGTTCCAGAAACTAAAGTATCTTGTTTCGCATTAAGGGCATTTTGAAGATCTGTTTGATTTGATAATGTGCCACCAATAGAACCCCATGATGAAGAATTGCTATCAACATAAGATTTAGTTGCGGCTTGATTAGGCTCTGTTGGGCTACCACTTAATATTAACGCACCAGTCATTGTATCGCCCGCTTTTTTTACCGCTCCTATGTCATCAGCTGTTGGCTCAACACCTGACAAACCCCTGTAAAGGCTTGATAATCCTTTCATAAATATATAAATGTTTAATTTTATTTACATTTACTCAAGAAACAATAGTCATTATTAATGTTTTAAATAAATATTCAACAATTATTTTAACTCTTGATACATATTTTCAAAAAATGTATGCCACTTACTGCTCAACTTTTCTTGGGAAGATGGAATACCAAAAGATGCACCAGTTGTTTTGTAACTTTTTTCAAAAAAATTATACCAAATTCTATCAATATTTTTGTTTTCATCAATTATTGGTTGTAAGGCGTTAGGTAAACCAATATTTTGCGCATAATTATTTTTTATTACTGTCTTAATTTGTTGAAAAAATGTATTCCATTCTGGCTTTATCATGCCGTTATCTTCAACTGGTTGGTTATTGTTTGGTATATTAATCATTTTCTGTTTCAATTTCTACAAAACAACCAGCAATTACAAATTTAGTTGGCTCAGTGTAATTTAGTTTTGCTATAAAAGAACGACCCTGCCCTATTTGTGTCCAAAATATCTCCGTCCAGTAAGAACCTTCCGTTCCAACTGGTTGCCATAATTCATTGCTAAATGTTTTACCGCCATCAATAGAAAACTTTCCCATAATTTGTGGATTTTGACCTTGTCCAGTTGCTATTCCAACGCCCGTTTCCATACAAACTATAAATCTTGACATTGTCATTCTTGCAAAATTTTTAAACAAGGTTGTTCCTATAACCTCTCTTTTAATTACGGCACCATTTTCAGTATGCAAATTATCTTTTAATTCATATATAACGCCCGTTTCAAAATCTCCTATTAAATTTTTATTGTTAAAATTTATATAACAATTTGCTTTCCATCTACCACTTTTTCCTGCATTGTTAATACTTTCTCTTTCATGCCATAATTCTGTTGATATGTCGTATTCCCAAGTTTTATTTTCTGATGGAAAAGTGATACAATAAAATTTATGTCCTCCTAAAATATAAGTAAAAGCTATAGCATCATTTATTGTTGTGTATTTTTCTATTTCTTGAGAAATAGGAAAAGTTGAAATAGGTTTTAATTGATAGCCAATTGTCTGATAAACGATTCTATCGTTCCCTAAAAAGAAAAATGAGTTATCTAACGTGGCAACTGAATATTTTGACGCGCAACCTTTTTCAATATAAACACCTTCTTTTCTTTGAAATAGAGGGCTGCCTGTTCCAGTATTATAATACACTTGAATTATATCTTCTTTAAAAAACCAAAGTTCTAAATTATTTTGATAAACTCTAACAATTTTTGATGAATTAGCCTCAACAGTTGCTGCATTTAATGCATTCCAATTTTCTGTTGCATTAACATTTGACCATTGAAATTCGTTTGAATCTATTAAGGCAGATACAGTAAAGCCGTCAAGTGTTGTTATTGAGCCAGAATTGTTAAAATCTCCATCTGTTATTTGCAATAATGATCCTGCAGAATCTGTGCAATAATAAGTAATACCGCCTGGAAATTGTATTGTAACTTGAGTGCCATTGTCAGTCATAATGACTTGACCTATTTGAGTTGTTATTTCGCCAATTAAAGTCTTTGCTTTATTTGAGTCAACTTTAAAAACTTTATTTCCCGCTACAATAAATAAATCTCCATTCATAACATGCATTCCATAAATTGGCAAAGAAACTGCAGTATCTAACCAAACATCAAACCCCGCTGTTCCTAAAACCATATTAGGAAATGCACTAGTTTGAGGCGTTATTTCAGCATAACAATTAACTAATCGTTCAGCAGATATTAAACCACTTTTAGCTTTATATGAATTTACTCCAAAATGTATTTGCTGGATCATTATCTATATAAATTATAAGTTGGGACAAAATAAATTGAATCTTCTCTATCATATCCTTTTAAATTACGCAACATTTCATCGTATGTTCTTTTAATTTGCTCAGATTTTGTTTTGTCAATTGAAAAATCATAAGATAAACGAGAAGCTAAACCAAAAGCTAAAGTTTCAGCCCATTCAATAGGAAAATCAGGATTGTCATTGCCTTCATTTAAATCAAAAAACATTTTTTGAAATGTAAATTTAATTGTATTAGAAGCGTCATCTGGAGCTTGATACAAATAAATTGTTCCAGAACTTAATTGTTTGTCGTAATAGAATTGAGTTGGTTGTCCAATTACTGTTTTTTGAGCAAGATTAAAATAATCACTTCTAGCAAGTTCATTTAAAGGAGTATCATAATTTGAAGAATCTCTCCTCCTTGCTGATGTTATTGCTTCGGGGCGTGTAATTTTAGTTTGGTAAACATAAACAGTTGCTTCATTTGATACATTATTAGTTAAAGGAGCAGTCAAAGTAATTGTTGTTCCCGCTATATTAGAAATAGTTGTCCAATGCAAATTACCATCATTTTGCATTATTCCTATGTTGTATCCAATAGTAAATCCACTTGCACTAGTAACTACAATTAAGTTTGCTCCACTTGTTGCTGTTGCATTAGTTGTGGTTTGGGCAAAAGATTCTGTTGCATTGGCGGTTGTTCCATCTAAAATATAACTTTCTTGACCTACTTTTAAAAATAAAGTTCTAAATTATTTTGATAAACTCTAACAATTTTTGATGAATTAGCTTCAACAGTTGCTGCATTTAATGCATTCCAATTTTCTGTTGCATTAACATTTGACCATTGAAATTCGTTTGA